GATGTGCCAAGCGATAGCTATAGAGGTGGTCATGCACACAAAGAGCAGGAGTCTGTAATTGTTGCACTAAGCGGAAGTTTTGAAGTAACACTAGATGATGGTGATAGTAAACAAAAAGTAACATTACCTAATAAAAGTAAGATAAATGGAATCTATACAAAAGGAAAATTATTGTATATTGAGACAGAACATTATTATATGCATATTCATCTTATGCTAACAGGATGGATTTATTTAGATGATGAACCTAAACATACAAAATATATAATCCATCTCGATAAGAATGATATTTATGTCCAGAGCAAAAGGAAATTTACAAAAATAGAAATATTAGGGAAAAAAGAACATATAAAACGACTTGGAAAATTAGGTACAGATATTTTAACTGAAAAATATACATATAAAGCATTTTATAACTTGATAAAATCAAAAAAAATGATGGTATCAAAATTTCTTATGGATCAGGATAAATTATGTGGTATAGGAAATTATATCAAAAATGAAGCTCTATATTTAGCAAAAATACACCCAAAGCATAATACAGGAAATTTATCAGATAAACAGATTAAAGATTTATACAGAACTATCAAACTTGTTAGTTTTTCTGTACTATATAATCATCTTAAGGAATCATCATTAGCAATCCCTAAAGATATACAAAATATAAAACCAAAAAAAATAGTAGTGCCATATTATTATCATGTGTATTCTCAAGAAAAAGATAAAAAAGGTAATAAAATAACTAAAGAAAAGATAGCTGGAAGAGATACATATTATGTTAAAAAAGTCCAAAAAATCATATAATAATAGACATAGGCAATTTTCAAATTATACTTACAGATAATCTTCAAGATTATTTTTTTTCACATATGTTAATAATTCATTATAATTTATAACAAAATCTTCAAGATTATCACTATGCACCTTTTTAAAGTAATTTTGTTTTGCTATAAAATTACTTAATTCATCAGGAGATAAGGTAATACCAATTTTATCTAAAATATCACCAAAATATTTTTCTTTATCCTCATTCATATACTCATAATATATAGGATATGCCCTCAACCTATCCTTTATACACCTGTTAAGTATCATTTTCTTTTGTTCATGTAATTTTTTACACTCTTCTATCTTTTTATCTAACATATTAAAATCTATATTTAATGGTGGATTCTCCTGTATTTGACCTTTTACTAATTTAAATTGATATGAATTTGGTCTACATTTAGATATTGCCCATTTTAATATATTATGTCTAAATAGTATAAATACCACAACATTATGTTTTTTTGCAATAGGTAATATGTCATGTAAATTTTTAATTCTCATTTTAAACCCAACAGATTTACTTTTATCAAATTCTGGAAAATCTCTTTTATAATAATATTTATATATAGGATTTATTGCTTCTATGTAATTTTTTTTAACATTTTTATTAAATATAAGTGTAAAAATTTTTTTAATATCTTTGCTGATAAGAGGTTTTTTATTTGCATCAAATGGTTCAAACCCAATAATATCAATATTATCTAATTTTTTAAGTTGTGATACAGTAGCAGAGGACCCTTCATGACCATGGAAAAATATAATAAAATCTTTCATTAATAATACTACATAATAAAAGAAATTATTCATAGTACTCGCTGATAAAAAATTGAATGATATATACTAATATATATTTATCTATCAGTTTTTGTCACATAATGTATATGTAATGATACCACTAGATATATCTTATATAACCGATTGCAATTTACATTATATTACAAATAATGTTTATAGTATTAATAATACACAACAATCAGATAATATTGATGATAACATATATGATGATATACCTCCATTAGGAGATACAGATGATGAAATACCTCCATTAGGAGATACAGATGATGAAATACCTCCATTAGGAGATACAGATGATGAAATAGATGAATATAATATATATAATTTGTTATATTCTCTTGACTAATAATTTATTTTATTCATTTGACTAATAATTTATTTTATATTGTTAATTTATTACAATGCCAACAAGAGCAAAAAATACTAATTTTGCAAAATTTTGTGTACTTATAGGTATTAACTATAAGAATACTTTTTCAGAATTGTCAGGATGTATAAATGATTCGCAAAACCTTAAAAAATTTTTACTTGAAAAGGATTATTTTAAAAATAATGAAATTATTATGATGAATGATAACAAAAATGGTCTATTATATCCAACAAAAAATAATATATTAAAAATGTTAGATAATATGATTACATTTTCTTTGAATAATAAAGATAAAAAAGTCTTACTTTTTCTTGCATATAGTGGACACGGGTATAATATTAAAGATGAGAATGGTGATGAAGAAGATGGTAGAGATGAAGTATTATGCCCAGTGGATTATTCCACAAGCGGATTTATAGAAGATGACATTTTGAAAAGTAATTTTATAGATAAATTACCATCTAATGTAACACTTGTATCTCTTATTGATGCATGCCATAGTGGAACTATGTTAGATCTTAAATACAATTATGCGATAGATAGATTAAATACTGTAACTATTTATGAAAAGTTAAAAAAGACAGAATGTGATGTTATTATGATAAGTGGATGTTTGGATAAACAAACATCTGCTGATGCTTATTTATTAGATAAAAAAGAAGGAAAATATGAATATCAAGGTGCCATGACAGCATCATTTATAAATAATTATAAAGAAGATAAAAATTATGAAAATTTAATAAAGGATATGAGAGTATGGTTAAAAAATAACAGATTTAGTCAGATTCCACAATTATCATCAGGAAAATATATAAATACTAGTGATAACTTGATTCTATCAACATATGATTAATATTTATAATTTATTATAATATGTTTTATAGTGCACCATATCACATTTGCTTAAGTATTTTACTTTTTAAAAAAAGTTCAGTATGTAATTTATCAAAATTATCTATATCATTTTTAATCTGAATATATTCTCTAATTATATTTGCATATGTTTTACCATAATCAATAATATTCTTGTTATGTATACCCATTAATATATCAATAGTTTCCCCAATATATTTTGTTTGAATATAAAATATTTCAATATTTTTTATGTGATGCTCTATATTTTGTTTTAGTTTATCATTTTTACGATTATTATTTATATTTTTGTACATAGTTTCAATATATAGTCTATTACTGTTACTATAATTTTTAACAGAAAATAAATATGCATCCATGTAATTTATATGTAAATCTAATAATTTCTTATACATTTCTTTCCTGCTAATTTTATTTTTATCATAATCTTTTCTATACCCTTCAATAATCACTTCTATATCAATAATAGGGTCATTATATTCTTCTGAATCATAAATATCATCACACATATATATAATTATTTAATATACTATTTTTTTAATAATATCCTTCCATTGTCCATTATCCAGAGAATATTTTCGGCCTGCAGATACAATATATAATCTATCTTCTATGTCTAATGTTAAATATTTCTCTAAATCTATATTATTTGAAAATATAAGTCCTGTTTTACCGTTTTCAATAATTTTGTTTATATTATCACTATTATAAACAATAACCAGATTTTCCATAATCATCGCTTTATAAATTACATCCTCTGTAATATCCATATAATCCTCAACACATAGAAATATGTCTAACAGATTATAATATTTGTATATTGATGCATCACTGATATTATCACAATTAATAAATAAAAAGTTGCCCAATATATTATTATTGTTAGATATCAAAATTTCCCAGTATTTTTGATATCCTATATACACAAATTTATAACTTGTATTATTTTTTTGATATAATGTATTTAATTTATCAAGTGTTTCAATCCATCTTTTAATGTTATATATAGGGCCAGAATAGCCCACTATCATGTCAATATTATCCAATTTGAATCTTTTTAACATATTAATTTTTTCATCATCATCAGGATATGGTATATTAACTTCAGTACTATCAGATATATTAGAAATATCAGAAATACTATTAGAAATATTTGGTGGCACATCTATTCCATTTGGTATTATACCTACTTTTTCAATATTAATTTTTCTCCTTGTTAATTCATCAAGAAAATCATAACTAGCAACATATAATTTGTCAGTATTATTGAGCATTATATTTTCTAAATTATTTCTCATAAGTATAAGATCACTTCCATATAATTCTGGTCGTGTACTAAGAATAAAATCTTCTGCAAAACTTCTTATTTCATATATTGATTTTATTCCCAAATATTTTGCGGCATACATACCAGCTATACCGTTTATATAATTTGTTGATGAATGTATAATCGTAATATTCATTTTAAGGCACATAATGATAAGAGCATTGATATATTTTTCTAAATATTTTATAATACAATTTGTGTTGTAATTATCTGTATCCTTAACAAGTTTAACATATTTAACATTATCTAGAAAACTAGAAACTCTTTTGCTACTAATTGATATATCTCTATCATAAGGAAATCCATATCTAGTTACACAACAAACATCACTACCTTCTGGTTTATTATTATTCATAGCTTTCAATATATTATGGGTTCTGAAAGTGTCATCATTATTCTCATATTGAATAGATGAGTCAACAAGATACATTATATTATTATCAGTTGGAATATTTTTGAATTTAGTTAGTTTAATTTTTCTGATATATTTATCGAAATAATTGGGATCTTTTAAAAGTACATAATCACTGCTAAATCTATCCAAAAATTGAGAATTATTCAAGTCTTTGTGAAGATGATCAATATAATATTTGAGATGTACAAGACTAAAAAGTTTTCTTAATCTCCATACACTTATTTTTTTTTTGGCAGTTGATAAACTAACTTTTTCTACTTTAATCTCTTTAATATTAAGGTTAAATATATGAACATTAATCATTGCATTATCTGATGTATAGAAATATATATCAAAAATATTGTATTTGTCCATTTCTTCAATAGATTCAGCACTATAATACTTTGTAAATTGAATATCTGGTAATTTTGTAACTGGATATATAATATTTTTATTATCTGCATTAAATATTTTTAATATTCCAGTTTGATACATAGAGTAACTACCAAGATGTATTTTCATATGAAACCATGAATTTTTTATAACAGAATACCTTCTTGATATAATTGTTGTATTTGTATTATCCATAATAATTATCTTATGTATATTCCTATAATATTTTTAACGCATTGTACGTCTATTAGATAGTTTTTTCATATATATTTTAGTACTGTTATTTATCCTCTTAATATAACTTTTCGAAAAAAATATATTTTTTAAAAAAATTTCAATATATGTATCATCACTATAAAATGAAACCCTATAATGATTTTTAGTAATGTATTTATCAATATTATTTTTATTTATGGTAATATTGCCGATAGTTATACTAAAACCTTTTAACATAGAATTTATTTCAAAAATAAATTCATACCAGCTATCTACATGTACTAAATATTTCATGTAATCACTAAAATCATAATTAAGAGTCCATCTCAACTTCTTAAAAGATTCTATTTGATTTTTTGATGATGTTGTATTTGATTTGCTAAGATCGCAACATATTATATTAGGATAACACACAATACATTCCTCTCTATATTTATTATGAATATCAGTAAAAGCAACATCAGTAGGCTTTTCATATTTTGATAGTATATTTATTATAAAATCATATATACTATTGTCAATCCCAACAGCAAATGTACCTAAAGTTTTATTAGCAAAATAATATCCAGATTTTAGATTTTTTGAATATTTTTTATCAATTACATCCCATGTATCTTCTCTATAAAATTTATTTTGAGATGCACCAAAATATAACAATTTAAATTTCATATCTAAATATCTTGCACATTTTATGTCAAAATCTTCACAAAAATATATATCTGCTTCAAATATTATTATTTTTTTGTAATTATTCTTTTTGGCATCTTTTAGAATATTTATGAATGATGATATGTGACCATATGATCCTTCATTTAGAGTACTATGTATATTTTTATATTTTGTATGTTTAACAATATATTCTTTATAACCACTATCATTACATTTCCCATCAACACCTTTAAAATAATTAGCAATGATTCCTTTATCTTCTAATTTTTTTTTTGCTCTGACGAGTTCAAAATTATTTATGTATAATAAGTATATTTGCTCAAATACATTATTAAGTATATGCATAATATATATATGGCGTATATAAAATCAGGTTGGGAATGTAAACCAGATGGATGGGAGGAACAGGATATTAAAATATATAGTGGAAATAATAATACACCAAATAATAATAATATATCTAATACATTTGATATGATATTTGTATTAGCTGGAGGATTGGATAATAATAATAATATTAATGAATGGACTAAAAGACGCTTAGATATAGCCCATCAGTTGTATATTGAAGGTATTAAAATAGTATGTTTAGGTGGTGGCACTTATCATAAACCAGCAAATTTAAATAAATTGGGATATGTGGTTCATGAATCTACAGCAAGTTCAAATTATCTTATATCGTTGGGTGTTAAGCCAAATGATATTTATAAAGAATGGGGATCTTATGACACTATTGCAAATGGATATTTTGCATATACAAATTTTATTTTACCTCTCAAACTAAAAAATATATTAGTTATTACATCAAAATTTCATATAGACAGAACAAAATTAATATTTGATTGGATCAAAAGTATAACATTAGGTATACATAATATACAATATATATCAGCATCTGATTATGGGATTGACAATAATATTATTAAGGCGCGAAATAACAGAGAAAAGGATAGCATTAATAAATTAAAAATTATAATTAATGATATTGATAATATCAATAAATTTGTTAAATGGTTTTATGAAGATCATAAAGCATATGCAAGTGGTACTGATAGGAAAGAATCTAATATATCAGCTGATACTAAACTATCTTATTAGTAGCAGTATTAGTAATTTTGTAACTTGCAAATTAGAAATTCTTTCAATTCATTATGTCTTGTACTATATTTTTGGATAAAACTATCTGATACATATGGTTCATTTAGAGTTTTAATATACTTATCATCATCATTATCCAACTCAATAATTTTGTCTATAGCACTATCTACATTATTTTCAGTAACATTTATGAAAGATTTATCATTAAATGTTTCATTAACTAAAGGATCTCCCCAGTATATAGGTACAGTATGTCCCCTCATCGCATTATATATTTTTTCTGTTAAATAATTATTTTGTGATTGATTTTCAAAAGAAATCATAAATTTATACCTACTTAAAAGCTTATAATATTCATCAGAATCTCTTGGTGGAGTTATAAAATCAACATTATTATACACTTTCCCGCAACTATCAATTTTTTTATATTTTGATAATTTAATAAAAAAATTATTTCTGAATTTACAGTTAGGGTTTGATACGATAAATATGCAAAATCTATCTTTCTCCTTATAAATATTATGTATATCTAACTTTTGTAATTTATGATAACAATCGAAACCATGTATTCTTTCATAATTAGGTAATCTAAAATTTGTTGCAGTATCTCTAAAAAAACTTAAGGATAATCTACAGTTTCTGACAATATCTCCAGTATATTCTGCAGTATACAGGATTTTGGGTATATTGGGATATTTTTTATGCTCAATACCAAATACTGAATATATAATCAGATCTGGAGGATTCTTATTGTATGTCAAATAATAATCTTCTCCTAACATTTTTAGTACTGTTGAACCGAAACCATTTTTGTCTTTAAGATATTCTACTGTACATGATGGCCAAAAGTCTAAAAATAATATATTTAAAATTTTCTTGTCAGTTTGCATAAATTAATAATTAATATAATTTTGTTATTATATATACACTTTTATTATGGATAATAAAAGCGACAAATAGTGTTGGAATTAGATTTTTCCATAACATTGTCAAGATTGACATTATACTTATTCCCGACAACTATTATATCTTGATTTGTAATATTCAAATCTGGATCACTATCTGTTTCATATACACTATCAGAATATTTATGAGCGATAAAAGATTTTCCCATATTTGAATCTCCTACAAATATTTTTGTGCTATCACTATCATTTTCAACTTTTATAATAATTATTGTTCCTCCTATATCATTTATTAGTTTATCAATATTAATACAAGATCCAACATTTATAATGATATTTTTATATAATATGCTATCCAATTGGTTGGTGTCATATTGATCTTCTAGATTATATGCAAAAGGAAGTGAGCCTCCTGTAACTAACCATGTTACAGGTTTGTCAAATCCTCTTCCTGTTTCTTTGAAATAATCCATGTTTATCAATATATCTCCATTTGGATAATATTCATCTTCACCATCACATGTAAAGGTTATTATATCATCAGAATAATACAAATCATGGTAGCATACATTTTTTTCATATCCTATACTTGTATATGATGAATTACAAACCTCTTTATTAATATTTGTAGGTGTGAATTTTTTTGGGATATGTGTTATAGATCCCATTTTACAACCTTCACGTCCCAGACAAATTGCTCTAGTAGCAGTAGTCCATCCAGAATAACATTGAGAGTATTTGCAAAAAAGTGTAAATTTACAGATAGTTTCATTATCAGCCAATTTCACATAAACATCATATACTACATCTGAATCTCTGTAATATGAAAATTCACAGTTATGTCCTTTTATATGTTTTGTCCATTTGTGATGGACATTTAATCCTATAATATTATCTGAATATGCAAATATTTTAGACATGTTGTTTATACTATCTGTATATTAAGAAAGTATTTCTAGTAATATTATTATCAATTTTTATTCAGTTGATAATTTTATAGAAGCTCCTCCATCAACATATATATTGCTTCCTGTTATAAATTTAGATTTATCATTATCAGCTAGAAATAACGCCATTTCAGCTATATCTGACGGATCACCAATAATGTGTGTTAGGTGCTTATTTGCTATATCATCTATACTTTGACCACATCTATTTAGCCCTTCTGCAAGCATAGGTGTATTAATAGCACCAGGGGATATGGTATTGCATCTAACACCATAAATACCAGCTTCAATAGCAATAGATCTAGTTAATCCTGCCAATGCGGATTTGCTAGATGCATATACTCCTATATTATTACTTGTTACTGTATTATGTATGGATGATATGTTTATAATTGATCCTTTTACTTTTTTTAGGAGGTGGATAGTATGTTTATAAAGTAAGAATGGTGCTGTTACATTGACATTATATACTCTTGTAAATTCATCATATGATGTTAGGTGTAATGGTTTACATATCTGATGTGCTGCATTATTTATGAGAACATCTAGTTGGTTAAGATTTGATGATATATTTTTTATATTATTTTCAACTGAAATATCTGCTAATATAAATTTATCTGTGTAATTATTATCATTATTATTGCATATATCTACACCTATAACAAAAAATCCGTTATTTTTGAATGATTTACACAATTGTTTTCCTATTCCACCATTGCATCCTGTTATTAATACATATTTCATAAGTATAATTATAATACACATAGTTGTATTACTGTTATAAACTAACTATTTCACTTTTTTTCATTTTTCCCGATATGGTGGCATTTATTCCATTTTCTTCTCATTACATAATTACATAATGCAAATACACCAAATATGCCAAAAAACAAGATAGGATTTCCTGCAAAAATATAACCATATATACTTCCAAGTATCCCATAACCAGTAATATTTGTGTAACAGTTGAATATATAACTATTCTTAACCCAATATTCTTTTGGATCTATTCGCTTGAAGCCATAATAGCATCCTCCTATAAAAAATGCAAACATTGATGTGTATATTCTTGCATGCCACACATCACTATCATGTGTTGTAAGATAGTATAATATTTTTTTGCCAGTTGATGTAACTAATTTTATTGTACAAATATCTTAAAAAAATTGATATTATTTCAGTATATGTTTGTGTTGAAATAATAGTATTATATAGCATAATAATGAGTAAAGTATATGTAGAGCCAGATTATCAATTATTATTT